ACACGAGATGCGCGCTCCAAAAGAAAAGGGCCACCGGTTGGTGGCCCTTTTGGGGTAATGGGTACTGCTGCTAGCTTTTATGGCACGTATGGCGGGTGAATGTCCCGGGCAGGCGGCTTGTCGTCTGGAGGTCGCTGCACATTCTGGTTGCTCTGACCACTCTTACCGTTGAGCGTCTCTTCTAACGCCTGTCGCTCGCGTTTGTGATAGGTGTGCGCTTGCACCAACCGCGCCCAAATCGCCATCAACACTGCCAAACAAATTACGCCGACGCCAAGCGTGGCCTCTGAAAGCAAAGTGACCCCGCGAATTGCGAGGAAAATCGACACGAAAACCAAGAAAAAAAACATACCGTCTCCCGATCGTTGGTCGCTTGACTTTACCAGTTGTCGAGAATACAGTCCGCCCCAGTGCTAATAACACTATCCAAAGCGGTAACCTCGCTCGTCAGCTGAGGTTTTGTTGTTTTCAGGGTTTGCATTTGGCCTCCGAAACCATTGCACCATCCCCTATTTTTCAACGACAAAACAATGGCCGGGCGTGCGGTGAATACAAAACCGAGCTTGCTCGGGAATAAACCCGCCGCCTTTGGACGGTTATTAGCGCCCGGCCGCCTCTCCCGTTGAGAGTCTCCCTAATAAGGAGTTCCAAATGAAGCAATTAGACCTGCCAGCCGCTCAGCCGCTGGTTTTTCAGGACATCACCTTTAATGTCATTGACCGCGACGGCGAGCCGTGGCTAAGGTATCCGCAGATCGCGGATGCCTTTGGTTATAGCAGCGCGCGACGTGTAAACGACCTTTACAACAGCAACAAAGAAGAATTCACTAGCCTCATGACCGCCGTCGTCGAACTCGACACGCCCGGTGGTCGCCAACCTGTACGGATATTCAGCCTGCGTGGTGCGCATCTGCTCGGGATGTTTGCCCGAACCGACCGCGCCAAAGAGTTTCGGCACTGGGTGTTAAACATTCTGGAGCAATACCAGCAACCCGGCCCCGCTATTCTTGCCTTGCCATCCACGATTATCGACAAGGATACGGAACTGGCGATCAAGCAACGGGCCACTGCCCTATCCAATAGCTGGTACGCAGCCTATTGCCTGCAAATGCGCCACGCCGTCAAGAACGGCCAATTCGCGCGCGAACTCATTGCCAGTTGGATGCCACAGGGGACAAACAACACCGCCGCCCCTGTCCTCGGCCTGCATGGTGAGCCACATTCGCGCTGGACTGTTTGCTATGACGCCGAAGGCCTACCGCAAGTCAAGAAAATGCCTGAACTTTCGCGGGTTGTTGACCTGGCGGACTTCGTGGCACTCAGCGATCTGATTACCGGACTACGGCGCAAATACGAGCCGCCAATCCAACGCAAAATGCCGCCGAGCAACTAACGCACAACCCCGCTTCGGCGGGGTTTTTTTATTGGATCACAGCCACTTGAACCCTTTGGCCATCACGAACAGTAAACCTGCGAATCCGGCAACGTAGAACGTCAGCGCCCAGACTTTGAGAGAGCTGATTTCAGCCAACGTATCCTTGGCATCTTTGCGAATGTCTTTCAGATCGGATTTGATATCAGTGATATCTCGCTTGATGTACTCAACATCCGACTCCAATTTTGCGATCCTGACTTCCATACGATTCGCTCCTATACTCGCGGCAAGGGGGGATTGCAATGAACACGAACGAGATCGTCAGCCAGTTGCACGAGCAAAAAGGCCAATTGATGGCTTACAGCGCGCTTTTTGCCGCTATTTTGCGCGGCATGAACCAAACAAACCTGCTGCAAACCATCGCAGAATTCGACACAGAATGCAACGCGGCGAAAACGATGCTGCTGAATTCGTCGGCGCCAGAGGCTGTGCTTGAGAGCTTCGACCTTCACGCGATCGCGATCGCGGCCCTTTGGAAGTCCCAAAGTACATCGCGCGGTAATACGCCTCTCTAGCTTCTGGGCTTCTATTTAGCATTATCGATTCCTCCGCCCACGCGCGACCAGCGCCGACATTTGCGCGGCGATCTGGCCTTCGGATTGCCTGAAGCTGTTGGCATCTGGTGTATTGATTACGATGCTGAAGTGGTTCACGTCGCCGCCCCCGCCGCCGCCGCCGCGCACACCCAGCCGACCGCTGGAATCGCGCGCCAGTGGCATGATAGCCTCCGGGCCCGCCTCACCCATCAAGCCAGTACCGTTAGCGAACTTGAACATCGTGGGCGAGTTGACGATGGAGTTGGTAAATACGCCGCCGTTGGCAAAGGCGAGTCGCCCACCATTGAACACCGCACCGTTGGCATCGCCGAAGTTGCCGGCGAGATTGGCGAAGAGGCCGGGGCCTGCGACGCCGCTGCTGCCACCGCCGCCACCAATGAAGCTCGACAGGAAGCTGAATAACCCAGTGCTGCCGCTGCTGGTGCCGCCACCGAATAGAGAGCGGGCGATGTCTTGCGCGGCCAGACGAGAGAGCGACGAGACGATGCTGTTGACCATATCGTTGAATGCGTTCTTGGCGGACTTGGTGCCACTGATGAACGAGGCGAGGCCATCTGTGAAACTGCCGACAAAGATGTCATCGAACGCCTTCTTGACCAGGTCGGCTTGGCTGCGCAGCACCTCGAGCTGGATGCCAAGATTCTTGGCGGCTTGGATCGCGGCCGGATTCTCGCTGGCGTAGGCGATGTCCAGCTCTAATTCGTAGATGGCCTTGAGCTTTTCGATCTGGTCTACGCGGGCAGCGGTACGCAACTGCAGCGACTTCAGCTCGCCCACATCGCCGCGCTCTTGTGCGAGCGTGATCGTGGTTTCGATATTGGCGCGCTGCTCGCCGAGGATGTTGGCATCGCGCGTGAGTTCGTTGAGCCTGGCTTGCGCCTCGACTTGCTTGCGTTGTGCAGCCAAGGCGATCAGCCCGCCAAAATCTTGGTTGTTTGCCAGATCCTTGCCAAACTGGAGATTGGTCGCGTCGAACTTAATCAGCGCGGACTCGCGCAACTTGCCGGTGAATTCGAGGACGGACGCCTCGACCTGCTCAACCTGCTTGGCAAGTTCGTGATAGGCCTGCCCCTGTGCAAAGATACGATCAAGCGACTCTTTGTGCGCCTCGCGCTCCGCCTTGGCGCGTTCATCTTGCGCCTTGTCAAGTCTGCCCTGCCCTTCGGCTTTGTCGGCTTCTTTGGTGGATTCTGCGATAAATCGCTTGGCAGCGGCGATCTCTTTATCGTAATTGGCAAGCGTGTTTTTTAGGGCCTCATCGGCTGCTGCTTTGCGGCCATCGTAGTACTCCTCAAACGACAGCAGGCCCTGCTTGTTGATTAGATCAAGGATGTGATTGCGATCAGCGAGCAGGTCTTTCTCTGCCCCGATGTCACGGTCTAGGCTTTTGAGGTTGTTTTCAAGCAGCCTTTTGCGTAGCGCATCGACTTCGTTGCGAGGCGTGCAGGTTCTTGTTTTAGCGTCCCATTTTCCGCCGCCGTTTTCGCAAACATCTCTCTTGACCTTGTCGGGGTCATTGCTTGCACCATCACTGACGACCGTGCTGAGCCCCTTCAGCGCAATCTCCTTCTGGGTCAACTGCACTTTTGACGCTTGCAGCCCGGCCTGAATTGCTGCGCGCAGGTTTTCGCCGTATTTGCCAGCGACACCGTTGGCGTCCTCAAGCCGTTGCTTTTGTTGCGCAATCTGCGTATTCAGTGCGGCGATTTCTTTTTGCGCTTTTTGAATTGGCGTCAGATTGTCGTCTGTAAACGCAGCGGTGATACCACCGCCAAACCCGACTAGCGCCGCCATTAAATACCCGCTCTCCTTGCGGGCTTCAATCATCGCTCTGATGATGTTGTTGAGCGCGGGCAGCGCGTCTGATGCGAGCTTTGTCCAGGTGCCGCTCGATAGGGCTTTTAGCTCGACTAGCGCATCGTTGAATCTATCGGCTTGCTCGGCAGATTCTTTTGTGACCGGGTTTAGCTGCGCCGCTGTCTCCGCCATTTTGGCGAGTTTGTCAGAGCCCTCGCTCAGCAGCGGGATGAGCTTGTCGAATCCCTTGCCAAGCCGCGTCGCGACCTCTAACTTCGTCTCGTCGTCAAGGCCTTCAAACGCTTTCGCGAGCTGGATCAGCGCCTTTTCAGGTTCGCGGGCGGTGATGCCAAGAGTCTTGAGAAGACCCTGCATTTTTTCATCGCCATCGGCGGCGGCGATCTGCGCTTTGGTCAGGCGCTTGATGCCATTGGCCAAGTCCTCAAGATTGGTGCTGGATTGCTCTGCGAGGAGCTTGAGGCCGCTCAGCGCTTCGACCGAGATGGCGGTGCGCTTCGATAGGTCGTTGAGGCTATCGAGGTTGTCGATTGCACCCTTCAATTCCTCGAAGGTGTGCGTGACAATCTTGATCGCAGTACCGGCTACCGCCAATCTTCCGATCAAGCCACTGAAGCCGCTCGCCGCCGCTTGCATCTGCCCAAACGCCCCGACCGTGGCATCGGCCGCGCGCTTCATGGCCGCGCGCAGCTCGGCATCGTTCGCGGTGATCTCTACGCCAAGAGTACCGATACTAGCCACGTTTTGCCTCTTCGAGTTTCTGGTTGTAGTTGCGGATTTGTTCGAGTCGATCGATGAAATCGACGATGTCGCCGTCAGCGATGCCGTGCAGCTCGACCATCAGTGGTATGGCGGACCAATCGATCTCGCCGGCCATGCGGTTCCAGGCTTTGATGGCCTGGTTATTGAGGTGGGAAAGCGGCGCTGGCTGGAGGTGCTTGAAGCGCTGCGTGAGCGCTTGGCCCTCTAGCCAGCTGGCAAGTTTTTTTCGCTTTCCTTGTGGCGGTCCATCTCAGCCACCACGGCGCTGCTGAGTGCGATGGTGATGCGCGACCAAATGTCTGGCCGGTCTGGCAGCACTTCATCCCATAGCGCCTGGTCGAAGGCGAGATGGTCGGTGCTGCCACCTTCGATCAGGTCGCACTCACGCACGCCTTCCCAGCCCGTGATTGCCGCGCGGGCGGCCTCGTGGTCTGGCGTTTTGTTGTGCATGTGCAGCCCGAACTCCGCGACCGTGGGGCGCTTGCCAATGAAGGTCATACCTTGCACCTTCACCCGCAGCACCCGCGCGGCGCGGATTTTGTCGATCAGGGTCGTCATCAACTACCCCTATGACGAGAAGTACTGTTCAGGCGCTGCCAGCGCCAGTGCGACACTGCCCGTCGCGACTGCGCCCGCCGCGCCATCGAGGCCGCGACCACCGGCGACGTAGGCGTTGAAGATCAGCACGGCACCGCTTTGCAGGACGATCTTGAAGACGCGGGTGGTCTTGGCGGCTGCTGCTGTGCGCACTGCTGTCATGGTGGTGCCAGCCGGATCGGCGAGGACGGCCATCGTGATCGCGGGGGCGGCATCCAGGCCAAACACTTCGGTCTTGATGGTGTTGTGGATGGTGGTGACGTCGATGCGATTCGGCGCGGGCTCTGGGTAGCTGAAGTTCGTGGCGTTGTCGAAGGTGACAAAAGCGGTGACCTTGGTGGCGGTGCCGCCGCTGGTGTAGGTGGTGAAGGCGGTGGAATCCAAACCCTCCGCAACGAACGAGACGGTGGTGGATACCGACTTGACGCGGACGACTCGCTTGTTGATCTCGACCATGCCGACGACGGCATCAATGACGACGAAGTCACCGATGCTGAAATCGTGGGTGCCGGTGATCACAGCTTCTGAGGCCTTGCTGATGGCGGTGATGGTTTTTGCCGAGCCCAGCGTGGACTGCATGCTGACGGCGGTGTTGAGTAACAGGATCGGTGTCATGATTTTTCCTTTCGTGAGACGAAAAAAAACCCGCACGAGGCGGGTTGTTCAGGGGTGAGGCGGATGTGCGGTGCGACAGGCGGGTGGTAGTGCTACGTTTTCCAGAAGTCGTAAACAACCGGCTCGACGTATTCGTCGGTTTCGGCGTTGTAGTCGTTGTCCGGTGCGGTGGTGCGCTGTTTGGTGAGGTTGCTGGCGTCGATAAGGGCGCGCAGCTCTGCGGCTGCTGTGCGGGCTGCTGATGCGGTCGCACCCCAGCACTCGAAGGTGAAGGTGTGGCGGTTAATGACAACCGTGCCGTGAATAGTGGTCACCGGCTCGGTGGCGACGCGGTAGATCACGAAGGGCTTCTCGGCATCCTGCGGTGCGGCTTGCGGGTAAACCTCCCAGCTTGGTGGTGTGCCGGCGGTGAGGACGGCGACGACGTCGGTTTCGATGCTCATTTCAGCGCGCCTGGTGTGGCGAGGTCGTTGCGGATTTTGTCGGCCATCGCGTTTAGAGCTTGTTGACCGACGGCTTCGAGTGCATCGCGCATGAATGGAATCCCGCCGACGGATTTGCTGCTGGCTTGGCGGCGGGCTTTGATGTTGCGTTTTCTGGTTGTCTTGCTTGCTGTTCCACGGGAAACAATCTTGTGGCCTTCGTGCACCCAGCGAAAATAGTAAGCGTCTTTGTTGACGCCTTTCTTGCCGACGCGCTGGGCCTTTTTGCCTTGCAGGGCGGTGACGAGAAAGCCGACTTGCGTATCCGATTGCAGCTCACGCGCACCTTTGACGATGATGGATCGCTTCAGAATGCCGGGCTGCTTTTTACCCTTTGCGTACTTGGCTTGCAGGATCGGGGCGCGCTTCTTGGACTCCTCAGCGACGATGCGCGCGGCGGCGTACACACCACGACGGATCACGCCGCGCTTCATCTTGTCGGGCAGCTCACGATACGTCGTGCGCAGCTCTTTCAGACCGGTGACGATGAATACTTGGCTCATTCTGTCCGCGCCCCTTCTGTGCAGGTGATCGCAAATTTCTCGTTGCGCTCGCCGATGTTTTGCACGCCGTCGATGGTGAAAATGCGGCTGCCGAATTTGATGCGCCATGCGCCGCTGAGACTGGCGATGGTGTTGCTGTAGCGCACCTCGATCATGTGTGTCGATATCATCATCCGCTGCGCGGCTTGCATGGATTCGCGGCTGCTGAGGCTGCGGATGCTGGCGCTGACGGTGGCGATGTCGGTCCACGTTGTAATGCGTTCGCCGTCGCTCCCCTGCGCGCCGCCTGGTTGTTGCAGGACGATGCGTTTGTTCAATGCGCCGGGGTTCATACGAGCTTGAATTGCCGGTAGCGATCGAGCAGGTGGTTGACGTACTCGAGCTGGCTGACGATGTCGCCCACGACCGCGGTGCCGCGCTGCTCGTAGGCGGTAGTCATGAAGCACTTCATCCAGCGGACGATGGGCGCTGGCACTGCGGAGGCCGCGCCGTAGCCGCAGACATAGCGGACGGTGACGGCGTTGATTTCGTTGCGCGTGGTTGGCCACGAGTATCCGTAGGCCGGGACGATGCGCGCGGGCTCGGTGACGGTATCAACCTTGTACTCGGCGGCGGTGATGGTCTGCTCGGTGCCGTCGATGTCGATGTATTTGATGTGGGTGACCGATTGCAGCGGCGGGCAGGGCAGGATGATGGCGCGCAGTGGGTTGGTGTCGGTGCAATACGGGAAGTGATCGAGCGTGAGCTCCCACGTTTGGGTGATGAGCGCGCGGTTGAGCTGGTCTTCAGCGGCGCGGCGGGCGTCGGTGATGAGCGCGGTGATCTCACTATCGCCGGTGGTGTTGGTGCTGGGAGCACCGGCCCCGAGGGATGCGTCTGCCGTGTTGTCGGTGTAGGTGGTGGTGGTGTTATCCGATAACGTGGTGAGCAGCAGGTAGGTGCTGCCACCGGCGGCCGTGCGGTATATCTTGCGTCCAGTGACGGCGAGGCCACCGAGCGGGATTGCGGTGAGCGAGACCTTGCCGTTGGTGGTTTTGTCGGCGACGGTGACGGCGGCGGACACGGTGCCCGCCTGCGTCTGCCCGGCGGCGGTGACGAAGGTGACGGCGTAGCGGTGCACGCCGTTGTCGACGTTGCCCGCGCCAGATCCCGCAAGCGCGCAGGTGAGCGCACCAGGGGCGGGCTCTAGGTTGCCGGTGTCGACGCGCAGGTGCGTCATGGCGTCGGCAAGGGATAGCGGCTCGGTGGCGGGCTCGGTGTAGAGTTTGGCGGTCATGATGGCCTGTTAGCTCGCCGACGTTACGCTGGCGCTGCCGTTGATGGTCCAGATTTCGCCGGTGTCAGAGAGCCAGCGATTGGCCCCTTTGTAGCTCGACGGATTGAAATCGACTGCGAGAGTGCCATTGATACCGTTGTAGATTTGAGCGCGGTAGATTTTGCCGTTGAACGGGCCGGATGTGAGATCACCGAGAATGCCCACAGTGACAGAAGCAGACCCTGCGTTAATTGCTCCAACTGTTGTTGTAACATCTGCAGTCCCAAGCTGTGTCCACGTCACTCCATCTTGCGAGGTATAAAAATTAGTATTCCCCGTGGACGCTTGTCTAGTAGCTCTAACCCATCCAACGGTTCCGTCTGCAAATGGTATCGCTGCTGTCGCTGCCGCCACTCTGAATGCTGATCCGTTTGCACTTGTCCAAAATTCTAGGCGCGCCGATGAACCCCGTAGAAACAAAATAACGTCTCGTTGTGCGGCACCGTTGTCTTTCGCGACCACTATTTTGTCTGTTGTCGGCGTCCAGTCGGCGGCTACCGCTTTGACGCGAACATCAATATCGCCAGTGATCTGGTTAACTACTGAATCTGGCGTACTAAAGTAACTCCCTGCAACACCCGGTAGCACGCCCCATTTTTCAGCTTGCGCACCCAGCAAAATCCGCCGAACCGCTGGCGATGGCATTAGTTCAGCTCCCCGACCAGCGTGAGCGAAAACTTGCTGCCGCTGGATGGCGTGAAGGCGTCGAGCGTTTCGAGGACGGCGTAGATGGTGGTGGTGACCGAAACAAACGGAAAGCGGATGGTCATGTCGATCGCGCGGGATTCGGTGCTGTTGCTGGTGTCCGCTGGGGTGGTCATGGCGGGGAGGTCGAAGTAGCCCATGCGTTTGCTGATGTCGGCGTAGAGGCTGCGGTATGGCAGGTTGTCGCCACTGATCGTCGCCGTGTTCACGTTGAACAGGTGCACGCGGATGCGTGGCGTGACGGACTTTTGATCGGTGGAAATGCGGGCGCCGACGATGTAGCCGCCCAGCCCGGCCTCGCGGGCGAAGCTGGCGAAGGCCATTGCGGGCACGACCGTGGCGGCGGCGGCGCTGACGACATCACCGGCCGTGTATGGCGTGGCGTTGGCTTCGCGGGTGATCTCGACGGTCACCTGGACGTTTTTGCCGACCACTTCGGCGGCGCCGGTGGTGTCGGTGTATTTTTGGAGCTGGCCACCGGGGCCGCGATATTCTTGGAAGACGCCTGCTGACATGATGGGCTCCTAGTCTTTTACGAGTGCGTTGGGGTGCTTCGAATGGTCGTAGCTGGCCTCGATTTCGTCGGCCGTGGGTAGCGTTGCGCGTTCGGTGAAGGCGATGCGGATGTGGCCGTCGGCGTCGATGGTGGTATGGCGGTCGACGGTGTCGTAGCCGTAGCAGCGCTCGCGTGGGTCCACGAGTGCGTCCATAAGGCTGGTGGTTTTGGGTACAACAACGTCGATGCCGCGGGCGCGGGCGAAGCCGAGCCAGAATTCGACGCAGGCGCGGCCTTTTTCGGCGTGATGCGCGTTCGGGTAGGTGAAGTCACACCCGAACAGGGTGATTTTTTTGACGCCGATGAGGATCGCGTAGGCGACACAATAGGCGGCGGTGCTATTGAAATACTCGACGCGGGCCATGTTTGCGAGCTCTTCGAGCGGCATGGCGACAAGGCCGGGATAGTCGGGATAGGTGCGGCTGGTGTAGATCGGGCCGGGATGGGTTTTGATCCACTTGAGCATGTGGGCGATGTTTGATTCAGGACGCGCAGCAGCGCGGATCTCTTGAATCTTCACATCGTCCATGTGAAAAATTCGGTCGCAGACGAGGACATCGCCGAGAGCATTCATGCCCCAGGTCTCGTCGCAGAAATTCTTGCGGCCACCGGCGCGCTTGCAGAGGCCGGTGTAGGCGTCGAGCGATGGGCCCATGCCGAGAATGGCGACGTGGGCGGGGGCTGCGGGTAGAGCAGATGTAACAACGCCCGCCGGGCGTTTGGTCGCGCGGCGGGCTTTGCTTTGTTGCGGCTTGCGTGGCATTACGGATTTGCCGTTGGGCCGAAGGCTGGGTTGAAGAGCACGGCGGTAACGGCGACGCAGCCGACGCTTGTGACGCCGGTTTGCACGGCGTTCACCTGGACGTAGCGTTTGTTGCCTTTGTAGCCGATCTTCTTGGTGACGTTTTGGGAAACGTCGGAGGTGCGTGGCGTGGTGGCGAGCAGGCTGGCCAGTGCTTCGGTGCCGAGCAGGTCGGCATCGGCGACAGAGGTCATGGTGCCGGTGACATCACCTTCTTTGACGACGAGCGTGACGACGGTGCCGGTGGTGGTGACGGCGCCGTATTCAGCGATGAATTGCACACCGCCGAAGCCTTGCGTGTCGACAATCTTGCCGGTTTTGGTCGCATTTGCGCCGATGGCGACCGGCGCGATGACGCGCTTGGTCGTGATGCTGTTGTGGAGGTCGGACAGGTTCATGATTTTTTTCCTTTTCAGAATTGCCCCAGCCGAGGCCGGGGCGTGCTGCGATGGGATGGGTTGGTTGGCTTGGCGTGGCGTGGCGTGCTTAGCTGGCCGCGAACTTCAGGAGCTTGATGGCTTCGAAATTCGTGATGCCGCCACCGACGCGTTTGCTGAAGTGGAAAATCGTGGTGCCTTTGACGGTGACGTTGTCACGGATGACAGCGATGCCACGGCGATCGACGATGGTGTACGCGCGCTTGAAATTGCCGTAGGCAATGGAGTAGCTGTTCGCGGCAACGACTGGCATGTTGTCGTCGATCTCAACCACGGAGCCGAGCAAGCGGCCACCGAAGCCGGCGGTGCTGTCCGGCTGCCAGAGGTAGAAGGCGCCGGAGGCGTCTTTCATCTGGCGCACGGTGGCGAGGACCGTGTCGGGCATCAGGAAGACTGCGCCGTTGCGGTACTGCGATTTCAGCGCGTGCTGCAGCTGAATCAGCGAATCGGATGGATTGCTGGATGCGAACGCTGCCGATTGACCGGTGGCGACATAGCCAACTTTGCCGTGGGCGAAGGAGGCGTTGGCGACATTGGTGTAGCTGGTGATGCCGCGTGGCGACTTGACGCCGGTGCCGCTGATGAATCCTGCGCCTTCGAGTTCGGCGAAGGTGATGCCAGCCTCGCTGGTGATGTCGGCTTCGAGGTCGTAGTCGCTGTCTTCGAGCATGTCGTTGTAGACGCGCGGCTCGGCGTAGCAACGTGCTGGGACGATTTCGATCTCTGCCCACTGCGAGGTGGTGCTTTCGCTCGCGGCTTCGGTCTCACCCACCCACCCGCCGGAGATGCCACGGGTTTTCATGAGCTTTTTGTAGGCGGTCTTGCCGACGGTGCGAACCGTGGCGATACGGCGCATGGCGCATTCAACACCGGCGAAGCGATCGATGTTGGTGTCCATCTCTTTGCTGACCAGGTACCCGCCGTCTGGATCGGAGCCGGTGGTGTTGGCTTTGGATTCGAGCTCACGCAGGCCAGAATCGCGGCCTTTGCGCAGGTACTCGGAGAGGCCTGCTTTGTAGGCGAGCTGCTCGGGCGTTTCGTCTTTGCCTTCGGTGGCGTTTGCACCTGGGCGATTGGCCTTTTTCAGCATCTCGGCGATTTCGGCGGAGAGCTTGTTCAACTCGCCGTTGATCTTGTCGACCTTTTCGACAGTGTCAGCGGGGGCGAAGCCTTTGCCTTCGATGGCTTTGATGCGGGCGTCGTTGGCAGCCATGAATTGGCCCCACGTTTCACCTTGCTTGTCGATGGCTGTTTTGAGCTCGACCATGCTGATCTCGCCGATCATCAGCGCAGGCGTCATGCCTGCAATGACTTCTGGCGGCGCCAGCGGGTAGCCCAGCGCGGAGAACGCGGCGAGCGTGACGATCGCCACCAGGGCGAGTGTGCGGAATTGGAGTCCGCTGAATTTCAAACTGTTTTTCATGATGAATGTCCTTTAGAAATGAAAAAACCGCCGAGAAGGCGGTTCGTTTTGGCGGGGATGGGGTGGGGTTACGGGTTGACTAGCGCGATGTTTCGGTTTAATGAATCCAGCAGCCCCTTGGCTTCTGCGTCGCGCAGTTCAGCCGACACATCACTCACGTCACGCGAGCCATGTGCCTTGATGGTGGAGATGATGGTTTTTGCTTCACGGATCGAAAATCCGCCTACATCACGCAGGAGGGCTTCGATGTCCGCAATACTTTTGATTTCTTCGATGCTTTTCACCGCTTGCACCCGGGCGAGGCGGTTTGCTGGGAAGGTGACCGGGGAGACTTCGACCAGGTCGATGCGCTTAAGCGTGCGGCGCGGTTCTTCTGGCTTGGTGCGCTGCACGTATTCTTTGGCGATGTAGCCGATGCTGAGGCCATCGAGCGCTGGGCGCGGCGTCATTTTCATAAGCGCGTACATTTCGCGGCCGCGTGGCGTGTCGGCGAGCTTGCCGGTGAGCTTGAGGCCGGTGCCATCGGCGGCCATGTCGGTCCAGATGCCGATCGGCGTCATGTCTTCGGCGGAGAAGCCGACGCCGCCGTGCTGCGAGAGCATCGCGGGCCACGGCTGGGCGCCGGATTTGACGTCACTCAGGAATTGGGAGAACGCGCCCGGGTCGATGACGTCGCCGTAGGCGTCGACGTTGCCGAACACGGCACCATAGCCGCTGAATTCCATCTGATCGACGCCGGAGGCTGACGGCGGGGCGAGCTTCAGCTCTTTGAGACTGCAACTGAGGTGCTGTGTTTGCATTTTTGCTCCCGTGGTCCGCGTTTAGACGGTTGGTTTTGCGTTGTCAGCATGCGGCGTGGGTGCGTCGCTGCGGGTGGCGGGGTCGTGGTATTCGTCGCCGCCTTCGTAGGGGTTTTGGTCTTCGAAGCTGCGAATCTCGTTAGGATTCAAAGCGCGGATGTTGTACATGGCGGTGTAGTACGCGGCACGGGTCTTGGCATCGCCACGCAGGAGGCCGTTGACGTTGAATTTTGTGTACACGCCTTGCTTGCGCTGCTCTGGCGTGAGCAGCCTGGCGTTGAAGGCTTGCTCGAGTCGCTGGTACCACGGGCCCATCGTGTGGACGACGTGGGCGAGGAACATTTGCTCGCTGCTGGCGTAAGTCGCCGTTTTGTCGCTGTGGCCAACCATTATCGGCATGACACGCATTGCGCGGCACACCTCTTCGACTTGGAATGCGCGCGTCTCGTTCATTTGCGAGGAGTCGTTGGCGGTGGCCATCTGCTGGAACTTCATGCCGCCCCAGAGCAACATGATTTTCCATGCGCGCTCGGAGCTGCCGTGCGTTGCTTCGATCGATTCGCGCAGTGCTTTGCGTTGCTCTTCGTTAGGGCTGCCATCGGTGGTGATGAGGCCGGGGATGGTCGCGCCGTTTGCAAAAAACTTTGCACCGTGCTCTTCGGTGCTGAGCGCGAGGCCGATGGCTTCGCGGGCGAGGTCGATGCCGTCTAATCCTTCCCAGCCTTTCCAGCTGGGGCCCTTCAGGTGGAGCATGTCTTGCGCGGGGATGGGCAGATTGGTGCCATCTTCAAGCCGCACTGTGTAGGTGACCACGCCGCCCTTGAATTTGGTGGTGACCATATCCGGCAAGAATGGGATCAGCTCGACAATTTCACCGCGCACGCGGTTGATAAAGCTGAAATGCTTGCCGCTGAAAACAAGGTGCAGGCCGACCATCTCGCGCCATTCAAAGCTGGTCTGGAATTCGTTGACCTTGGCGTGCAGGATGTCTTGCAGCGGGTTGTCGGTCAGCGTGACGACGTTGGCACTGCCCGGTGCTTGTTGCAATAAATTCAGCGGCACCTGGGCGATGCCTTCGGCGATCACGCGGGCGCAGGCCATTGCGGTGGCGCATCGCATGGCGGTGGTGTAGCTGACGCGGGTGCCACTCTTGGCGATGCTGCCGCCGTATAGCTGCCGCAGCTCTTCTTGCTCGATGTAGCGCAGATCGCCGCTTGCTTTGCGGGACCACGGGAGCCATTTGGCGAGGTTCATCGTGTACGGGCCGCTTCGCTGGTGATGTTCATATGACTTCGGCTCCGTAGAATTGCGGTTCTTCGCGTCGCGCTGTCCAGCGACCGATGGCCATGATCAATGCGACCGCGCCGTCGATCTTGTTGGCGTGGTTTTCTTTGCGCGGGTAGATGTTGTCCTTGGCGTCGCGGTGACAGACGACGTTGCTGATCATCCAGGTGAGGACCGGGTCGCCGTCGTGTTTCAGGCGGCCGGAAAGCACCAGCGCTTCGAGTTCTTTCATTGCTTCGGACATGTTCTGCACGGTCTGCCGAAATTCGACCATCGGCACACCTTCGGCAAGCATGTGCCCGGAGAGCTGGGTCGCTTGCCACGGGTCAAACGGGACTTCTTTCATCTGAAACCGGCTGCAATCAGCGCGGATGTCGTCTTCGATGACGTCGAAATCAGTGACTTCGCCGGGTGTTACGGTGAGCCGACCGCTGCGGACCCAGCCGGAGTACTGGCTGTTGCCCGAGGCTTCGATTGCGCGCTCCGGAAGGTAGTGTTTTCCGAAGCAGTAATAGGTGTTTCCGCGCTTGAAAACGCTCATTTTTTCGGCGATGTCGATCTTGCTGGCAAGGTCGAGTGCGTCGATGCACTCCTCGCCGGCGAAATCGTCGAGCTTGAGCGTTGGATCTGCGCATGCATCCCATGCGCGCATGTCCATCCAGGCGGTGTCGGCGTTTACCCAGACATTCAGTCGCTTGGTCAAAAATTCGTTTACTGCGGAGGCCATCACACGGGCTTTTTGCGCCTGCGAGCGAAGGTCGTCTAGCTGGACCGAGACGTTGAGGTTCGGGTTGGCTTTGTGCCAACTCGATTCGTCGAACGGGTCATCGTCTTCGTCGATGGTGAAGATGATGCCGAACCACGCTTCGTCGTCCGTTGCGTCGCCGGTGATGGTGTATCCAAGCCCATCGTGCCGGTGCAAAACACTGTTCAAAATCTTGGTGAGGTAGGTGCGGACCTCCCAGCAAATACCCGCTCGGTTCGATCCGGCGGTGGTGATGCCGCCACCAAGCGGCTGCGATCGTGCGCCGGTGGAGCTGTCCATCACGTCCCACAGACCGCGCTCGCTTTGCGCGTGCATTTCGTCACCGATGAAGCCGTGCGTGTTGAGCCCGTCGAGCGAGCCGTAGTTCTTGGCCAGCGGTCGAAAGCGCGCGGCGGTATTCGTGCAAAAAATTGCCTGCGTGTTGTAGGCGGCGCCGAGCTCTGCGAATTCGGCTTCTTTTCGGACCATCTCGCGTGCGGTATTCCACACGATCTTCGCTTGCTCTTTGCCAGTAGCAAAGCTGTACACCTGGGCGCCGGGTTCGTTGTCAGCGAATGTCAGATAGAGACAAATCGCGGCAGCGAGTGGCGACTTGCCATTCTTGCGGGCGACTTCTAGATAGAACCGACGAAATCGGCGCAGCTTGGTGGCTTTGTTGAGCCATCCAAAGATGTTCACCAGGATAAAAACTTGCCAATCCTGCAAGACGAGGTGCGGGTTTTCCCACTTGCCTTCGACGTGCGGCAGCAGCTCGACAAAAATGCAGGCACGGCTGGCGGCGGCTTCATCGAGGTAGTAAGGGCAACCAGCTTCGGCTGATCGCGCCAGATCATCAATGAATCGACGGCTGGCTGCTTTTACCCACTTGCCAGCGACCTGTTTCCCACTCAGCACGCGCTCGGCATATTGTCGGGCGCGGCTTACAAACTCATTCATTGCATCGTTGGGTTGAAACTTGCCAACGTCGGCCGCGCCGGGATCGCTGGCATACCATCGAGCTGCGGCTGCTTACCTTCACCGGTCTGATGCGCAGACGCGGCCACGCTGGTCCGTGCCGACGGCGAAAGCCCAAACTCTGAAGCGTACTTGTGCACCTGCTCCATCGACTTGTTCGCGATGATCAGCCAAAGCGACATTTGCTCGTAGCCGTTCGGCGAGAGCTGCTTGATGCCGCTATCGGCTTGCGCCTTTTCTTGCTCGCGGATCTTCAGCTCGGCGTGCACCCAACGACCATATGCCTGGCAGTACATCGCCAGCATCGAGCGATCGAGTTTCGTGATCAGTCCAAGCGGCTCAAGTTCGACCGTGATGCGCCGCCACTCTTTTCGGCCATGCTCGTTGAGGTGATTCGGGCAAGCCGGAATTTCGACGGGCGGATTTATCCCGGCATCGAGGTCGAGCGCCCGTTTGCCGGGGTTGCCTTTGATCAGCTTTAGCGCTGCAGGCTCAGTTTTCGGTCCTCGTGCGCCCATTGAATTCGAAGGAGGTTTACACCCCCCACCCTATAAAACTTGCGGCGGAAAACTTTTGAT